GCTGTATTCCGAGCGCGTAGCCATGCGCACGATCTGGATCTGCCAGTCTGACCAGCTGCGCCAGCCGCGGTGCGACCAGGCGAGCAGATCCCCGCTGCGGATCGCGCGGCGGTGGTTGGCGTAGGCTGCCGGCCTCACGCCGCCACCTCCAGCACATGCTCCGGCGCCGGCGCGCCGCGCGTTAAAAAATCGGCCACATCGAAGCCCGGGCAGGTCTTTTTGACGCCGGGCAGGTCGCGGTGGCCGATCACCCGCGCCTGCGGGTAGCGCGCGGCGAGCGCGTCCAGCAGCTCTGCCAGCGCGCGCCATTGCTCGGGCGCGAAGCGGTCCGTGCCTATCACGCAGAGCCCGAGCGAGCGCGCGTTGTGCCCGGCAGCGTGCGCGCCCGCCTCATCCGGATGCCGCCCGGTGGCGATGGCGCCATTCGTATAGATTACGTAGTGGTAGCCGATCGCGGCCAGGCGCGGATTGTGGCGCGCGCGCCAGGGCCCCTGGCGCAGGAAGCCGCGCTCGCGATGCCATCGATCGATCTCGGCCGCATCGACCCAGCGCCCGTCGGGCGAGGCCGAGCAGTGGATGACGATCAGATCGACGGGACGCAGCGCATCGCCGCCCTGCAAAAGAGGAGTGGGCATCACCAGCGCGGAAGCAGTCGCAGTCGACATGCCGTCATGATGACGGCGCAGAAAGGAGGAGGTGAAGGCGGAAACGCTTCCGGCGCTGCCGCGCCGGAAGGCTTTTTACAGCCTAGCGGGAACAGGCGGCCAGATCAAGGGCTTAAAACAAGCCCCCCTGCGCCTCATCGGCCGCGTCGCGCGCCGCGCGCACGATATTCCTCACCTGCCGCTCGGAGAGCCCGTAGCGGCGCGCCAGGCTGCGCTGCGAGGCGTCCTGCGCCAGCATCTCGGCGTTTCGCGCCGCGCGGGCGGCGGCGACGCAGCGGGCGATGTCGATGCCCTGCTCGCCGCCGTAGGCGCCGGCGAGCTTGAGCGCCGCCTCCAGCCCGATCTCGCAGGCGATCGGGTGCGCTGCACTCATGTTCTCCGCCAGCGGCACGTAGAGCCGCACGCCGCCCCAGCGCACGGAGAGCTTGAGCGCCGCCCCGACGCCGATCAGCCGCGCGATCTCGCGCATGAGCGGCGGCAGGTGCTCGGCGTAACAGTAGTCGTCCGGCGCGCTCAAGCCCGCCCCGCCCGCCGTTGACGTTGTATCGCATAGACCATAGCGTTGATCACGTTGCCCAGGTCCGCACCGCTCCACAGCGCCGGCGGGTTCTTCACCGCATCGCCGTAGCCGTGCATGTTCTTCACGATCTGCGTGACGTAACCGATCTGCCGGCCGCGCGGCAGGCCGGCCTCACGGCACAGCACGATCAGATAGCGCCACTGCCGCTGCTCGTGCGCCGGGCGGCGCGCGACGAAGGCCCACTCGCCGGCCCCCGCGCCGGATGGCGCCGCCGGCGAGCCGGCTCGCCGGCACGCTTCGAGGTGCGCGATCACGCGCTGCCGGCCGGCGAAGTCGAGATCCGCCGCCGAGCGCACGCGGGCGACCGTCCATAGCATGTCGCGGTAGGTGCCGTCGTCGAGGCCGACCTCGGCCTTCAGGCAATGGATGCGCGCCAGCTCGCGGCGGCGCAGGTCGGGGGCGGGTTTCATGACTTCACTGCCTCACCGGCACTCCTCGGTGGCGGCCTTGAGCAGCGCCTCGACCATCCGGTCGAGGGCGCTGTCGGCGGGCTTGATGTAGACCTGCTCGCCGGCGTCGGCGACGGTGACGCCGATCCGCTTCAGGTCGGCGACGGCGAGCGCGGCCAGGCCGTCCTTCGAGGGTCTCTCGGTGGTGACGATGAGTCTGTCGGCCAGCTCGGGCAGGTGCTTGCGGATGAGCCGGATGACCTGCTCGTCGCTGTCCCACTCGATCTTGCCCTTGCCCTTCATCCAGCCGACGCGCACGCCGTGCAGCACGACGGTCCTGGGCTTCGCGAACAGCTCGGGCGCGATCTCGACGGCGGCGTGCAGCGCGGCCTCGGCTTCGGCGGCGCGCTTGAGCGCGCGGCGGATGCCGGGCAGGTGTTCGCGCTGCAGGGCCTTCATGCCGGCGTCGAGCGCGGCGACGAGATCGCGCAGGCTGTCGCGCGCATCGCTATACGCGCGCGCCCTGGCGTCGATCTGGGTCATTGTGGCGGGCTGCTGCATAAACACTCCTTTCAAGTGGGCAGCTTCAACTGCCCGACGAGATCGGGCAGCGGGACGTTTCTGAGGCGAGACTCCAGCACCAGGCTGTGCATGGCGCGGGCGCGCAGAAATTGACAGGTGGCCTCCAGCTCTTCTCCGCTGGCGGCGATGTAGTAGCCCTCGCGCGGGGTGCCGCAGACGGCGATGCCGTCCATGCGCAGCTCGGTGACGAGGTAGCGCACCTGGCGCGGCGGCACGTCGATGAGCTGGGCGATGGCCTGGGCGGTGATGCCGTTGCCGCGCCCGATGTGGCGCGCGAGCAGGGTCTGGAGTTGCGTCTTGTGACATAGCACGCGGCCTCCTTTCTATCTGTAGCGAATAAAATGCGGCGTCTCGAACGGCCCGGCGCCGCCCGAGCGGCCGCGGCAGGCGGGGCACAGCCGGTTCTGCGGCCCGGCGCTCATGAAGGACGCACCGCAGGCGAGGCAGGCGCGCTCCCGCGCCGCCGGCCGGCGCGCCGGCTCGTGACGCGCCGGCAGCGCGGGCCGCGCCAGGGCGTAGGCGAGCGGCTTGCGCCCCTTGCGCGACGCGCCGTAAGAGGCCACGACGCGCCCGTCGGCGAGCGCGCGCATGAGCGCGCGCTGCGCGCTGTCCTGGCGCACGCCGATGATGTCCCCCAGCTCGCGCGCCGTGAGCGGGCGCCCGGCCCCGGCCAGGATGTCCAGCAGTTTCCGCGGCAGGTCGGCGGCGGCGGGGCGGCGGCTCATGGCGCATACCCCAGGCGCTCGATCCGCGCGAGGATGCGCGCGGTGAGGATGCCCACCGCCGTGGCGATCGGCTCGTCGTTCTCCAGCAGCCTGCCGATGCGCTGCGCCAGGGCGTGCAGCACGGCGTGGGTGACTTCATGTGGCACCAGCTCGGTAAGCCGCCCGTTGGCGGCCAGCACGATGGTGCCGCCGTGCCGCGCGGACTGACTTTTTGTCGGCTGGAAGAAGGCGTGCACGTACAGTCCGTCGCGCCGCGGCCGGCCGCCGCGATACTCGCGGTCGACCTCGCGGTCGGTGGGCAGCAGCCGCACGCGCAGGCGCACGCCGCCGTGGGCGACGCTGAAGGCGATGAGCGCGCGGCTCATTGCGCCTCCCGCAGCAACGAGCGGTCGAGGTACTCGATCAGGCGGCGCGCCTCCGGCGCCGCGATCTCGATGCGCTGGCCGTCGGCCAGCACGATCTCCAGCGTGCCGTCACTGAAAACGCCGAAGCGCATGCCCTTGCGCGGTGTGTAGCCGTTCATGTCAGTTCTCCTGCGGGATGTAGGGGCCGGCCGGCGTGGCCTTGCACGCCCAGCGTTCGCCGCCGAGCACCCACTCGCGGTCTCCGCGTAAACAGGCGACGACTAAGTCCTCGAGATACTCGACATCGAGCCTGGCGAGACGGGCGCGCTCGCTCATCTCGTCGGCCAGGGCGGCGCGCGCCGCGAGCGCGCGGGCGCGCGCCTCCATCTCCATCGCGCGCTCGGTTTCGTAATCGAGCTTGCCGACGATGCCGAATACGGCGATCAAGCCGAGCACAAGAGCGGCATTGCGCAGCGCTTCGCGCAGATCGGCGGGGCTCGGGCGGGCGGATCGCCAGCGCAGCCCGACGGCGAGGCGGATACGGTCCATGAGAGAGGACACGGGGCGGGTGGTTTTCATGAGCAATCCTCCTCTGGTTTGTGCGGGCACTGCTGGCAGACGCCCCAGCGCCGCATCGCAAAAGGGTTGTGTGTTGGTGCGGGCTTGAGCGCCAGATCACACCCGGCGCGCGGAATCGCGCGGCCATCGGCTGGACACTTGACCGTGTCGAGCTGGCGCAGCACGCGCGCAACGAACTTCTTTGGCACTGGAGTGAGGCTGCCTGAGACCACGCGGCTGATGTAGGGGCGAGAGACTTCCAGCTGGCGCGCCACCGCAGCCTTGCTGCCAGATCGCCCGATCTCGGCCTCCAGCAGCTCGCGCCAACGCGGCGTTACAGAAACTTCAGCGCCCATAGATGGCGTCCTCCTCTGTAACGCTGCCGTCGTGCCAAACTACGCGCCCGAGGTTCGGGTCGTAGAGCGCCTGCGAGCGGCACACCATCGGCGCTCTCGCGCCGGTGTTGCGCTCAGGCAAAAGCCGGTAGCGGGTTGGCACGCCGCCGCGACCCGTGCCTTGGCCGGCCACGGTGATGGCGAGATAGCCGGCGCGGGCTAGATTGCGGAGATAGTCGTCGGCGGCCACCGGCGAGACGGGCGCCGCGCTGGTTCCGGCATGGGCGGCCAGCTCCAGGGCGCTGATGTCACCGCGCAGCCGCCGCAGCGTGCGCCACATCTGCTCTTGGGCCAAACCCTGCGTCACCGGCGTGCCGTCGCGGCGCACGCGCGGGGCCTCGACGCCGGCATCGCGCACGAGCCGGTAGCGGCGCCGGTCATGCTGACGGCGACGCTCGCCGACCGTCTCCAGGTGGCCGGCGCGCGCGAGCGAGAGCACGTAGTCGCGCACCGTCTCGCGCGGCACGTCGCCGGGGTTGACGTCGAGCAGATCGAACTCGGCGCCGCGCATCTTGCGGATGGCCTCCCACACGCGCTGGCGCGGCCCCTTGCCGCCGGAGAGCTCGATGTGAGCGGGCTTGCGGCCGTGGCTCATTTACCGCCCCTCGTGCGTTGCTCTCTGGCCGAAATCCTCACGATGGAACAAGCGTGCAGCAGTTTTAACGCAAAGGCTTCCGCCTCCTTTACGTTCATCCGCGCATCGATTACCGCGTTGAGGCCGGCTTGCGCTACAGCACGCGAGCCGAGGCTGACGCTGATCAGCCTGTAGCCTTTCTCAACTTCACCGTCAGATGGTGCGACGATGCTGGCGTACACCGGCTCGCCATCAGGCCAGTGGAAAACGCGTTCGTAGCCGTATTGCTCTTCCATCACACCCTCCGCTCCGGGCTGCGCCCGGTGTAGAAGGGCTGCTCGCCCCAGCGCACGAGGTTCATCTCGTCCAGGCCTTCCGTGAGGCAGCGCTCCTGGATCAAGGTGAGGTTCACGCACACCCGTCGCACCGATCCCTTGGCGATATCGACCAGATGCGCGGTCAGGTCGTCGGAGACGCGCACGCCGTGGCAGTAGATGCCGGCGAGCTTTCCGGCGTCATCGGCGCAGACCGGCTGCGCCGCCGCCCAGGCCAGCACACGGGAGTGGAAGCGCTCCCAGCGCTCCAGCTTGCGCGGCAGCCCTTCCTCGCCGATCAGCAGAATGGCGCTTTGCGAGGCCTCGTAGATGTCGCGCACCAGCTCGACCATCGCGTCGCTCTTGGCACAGTGGTCGAACTCGTCGATGATCAGTGGCCGACGCGAGCTTCTGAGCTGCTCGGCCACCTGATCGAGCAGCTGCGGCACGGTGCCGGCGGCGCGCATAATGCCCATTTCTTCGAGAATCTTTATGAGCAGCGTCTTGCCGCGCCAGGCGGAGAGCATTCGAACGTAGTAGCCGCGATGCTCGTTGGCCAGCGCGTTGGCGCAGAAGCTTTTGCCCCAGCCGGCCGGCCCGTGCAGCACGCCCAGCCCCGGCAGCGCGCCGTTGCGCCCAGCCAGGCGCTCCAGCACCGCTGCGACCAGATCGAGCGTGGCGATGGGAGCGACATCGTCGCGCCCCTTGTTGCGGATCTTCGTTTCTGTCATCATTCCTCCGTGGTTAGCGAATCAACGCGGGCAGTCCGTTGCCAGACGGGTTGCCCGTTTCCTTTTGGGACTCTTCATATCGTTTGAGCAGGGAGCGCCCTTCCGCCGACTGCGGCCAGGTGGTGAGCCAACGGCGCAGCTGCGGGCTTTCCTCCAGCTGGGCTATGGCGATGACCTCGCCGCGCTGGAAACGGTCGGTGAGATCGCGCCACAGGCGGTAGCGCAGCTCGGGCGTCTCAGGGACGACACTCACCTTGGCCGAGGGCTCTGGCCGCTGCGGGCGGATCGAGGGCGGCACAGCGAGCACCGGGTCGACGGCGGACTGCCCAATTTCACCGGCCAGGCTGGCCGCCGCGCGTTCCGCCTCGGCGAGCGCCGGCGTGACATGCTGCTCGGCCTTTCTGGGCAGCATGGCGACCTTTCCGGCCTCTCGCGCGCGGTCGAGGATGATTTCCCGCACCAGGGCGTCGGTGGACAGCCCCCTTCTGCGCTCGCGCATCTTTGCGCGCTCTTCCTTGGCCCACTGTTGTTGGATCGCCCGCCCCTTTGCAGCGACGGCGGCCTGATCAATGCCGGTGCGCTCCGGGCACTCGGCGACACAGAGAAATTTGCCGTCCACCCGCACCACCATGCGGCCAAGGTCGGTCGGATCGAGCCGAATATCGGCATCCTTGCCGGCGTGCAGCGGCAGCAGCTCGTGAATGAACCAGGCCTTGTCGTAGCGGATGCCCTTGGCGCTGATGACCGGGGCGCGGGAAACTGGCTTCCATAGCAGGATGTCGAGAGCGCGCTCGCTGTCCACCCGGCGCACCGCGCCGGTCCATGAGGCGGCACGCTCGAATGGCGACATGCCCAGCGTTGAGTGCTTGTCGCGGTGATAGGTGCCTTCCAGCCAAGCGTCAGTGAGCCGCTGCATCTCTTCCACCGTCATGTCCACCTCGACAACGGCGTTCTTCTTGAAAAGTTGCTCGGCGAAGGATGCGCGCGCCTGGATGGCCTTTCTCTCGGCCACGTTGTGTCCGATGAAGGCGTCGAGCAGTTCAAGCAGGGAGTGCAGATACGTCTTGATGAAGCTCTCGACGTGCGCCTTCTCCCAGGGTGCGAATTTGTTGCTCTGCACCCCGTCGATGCCGGCCTCCTCGAAGAAGAGCTGCATCTCGCGGCTAACGTAGTCTGAGCCGTTGTCCGTCTTCGCCACCTCCGGCACGCCCCAGTCGAAAATGGCCGCCCGCATGAGCGCCTTGTTGGTCTCCGTGCGCGGGGTCTTCGAGAAGAGGATCTTTGCGCGCCGGCTCCACACATCGACCACCACGGAGGCGGTGTAACGCCCGCCGCGCAGCATCCAGTCGGCCGGCGTGCCGTCCATCTCCCATCGCTGGTTGAGCCGCACGATATCGCCGTCGAGCCGCCCAAGGCTGGACAGGTACTTGCTTTTCCATGCGTCCGGGTTGGTGGCGAGCAGATGCGTCTGCGCGTTCTGCGCCTTCCACTTGTTGATGTAACGGTGCAGCGACGAATAGGAGATCTCGGGCCAGAGGATCTCGCCGGTCGCCTTGTCGATGCGGACGTGGTTGATGATGTCCTGCAGGTGGGTGTGCGAGATGTGCGGCTTCTCGGCCAGCACGCCGAGGACGAGCTTCTCCAGCTCCGGGTGCTGCTCGATGGTGGAATGCGCGCCACCACCCTTGCGATGGCGCCCGTCGGCCATCACCACCAGGCCCCGCTCCTCGTTCTCCAGCACCCAGCGCTGGATGCTGCGAAAGCTGATCGTGGGATATCCCTTCCTCGCCGCCTCCGGGATGCCCGGCAGGTGCTTAGCGTTGTAGGCGGCGGCGAAGGCGTGGAAGCTCTCGTTCTTCTTCAGCGGCTGGCGCTCGGCGAAAAAGTTGCGCCAGGCCAGCACGATCTCGAAGCGGGCGTCGAACTTCTCCCGCCCGCGCGGGGAGAGTTGCGCCCACAGGTCCTCGAAGGCGGCCGATGTCTTGGCGTTCTTCTCGGCTTCCGCCTGGGCATGCACGGCGGCCTTGATCGCCCGCGCGGTTCGCGCCGCAGCGCCGTCGGTCTGCACCTTCGATTGCGAGGCAATCAACTTGACGATGCGCTCGGGTGGGGAGTATTCGCGGCGGGTGCCTCCTTTCCCACCGGCGCCCCGACACTGTATGAAAGGCCAACCTTCGCGCTTTACCAAAGCGTGCCACGTCTGCCTATTTTTGGGGCACCCAGGCAGCTTCAGCGCCGCCAGCTCGGCACAGGAGTAATGCGTCTTCATGCCGCGTTCATCCTCTTGAGATGCGCGATGACCGCTGCCGCCCGCGCCGGCAGGTTCATCAGTCGCGCCCGGCCGTTGCGCCGATCGATCACCACCACCAGCGTGGCTTCGCCGGTCATCTCGGCGGCCAGGTCTACTTCGACGCCGGCCATTTCCAGCTGCTCGCGCGCGCGGCCAAGCTGTACGCGGCGCTTCAACTGCTGGCCGTAGCGGTGCAGCGCGCTCTTCGAGACACGGTAGCCGCGCGCCGACAGTTCCTTGGCCAACGCCACGTAGTCCCCGACGCCTCCGGCGATCAGGCGCCGGTCGATCTCCGAGCGCACATCCGCAGGCAGCTTTTCCACTCCACAAACCTGGCTCACGCCTTACCTCCTTTCAGCCGTAAAACCGCCTGCAGCGCCCGCTTGCGCTCGGCCAGTTCCTTCTCTTCCTGATGGATGCGGCCAAGCTCGATGAGCGCCGCCTCGTCGTCTGTGATGACGCGGCGGGCGCCGCGCTTCAGGGCGTAGAGCCCGAGCAGGGCGTCCTCGCCGAGTGCCGCATCGAAGGCCATCGCCCGCATCAGGCTGATGTCGCGCGGGGCCTCGGCGCGCTCGGTGTGCGAGGGCGCTGTGTAGCCGTTCAGGGTGTCGGGGTTGAACTTCTCGCCCAGGTGGTAGGCCATGCGGGCAGCGACCTGCTCGCGCGTCACGCCACGCTCGCGGGCGCGGCGCAGGGCGTCGGCCATCGTTGCTGCAATCTCGACCCGGCACCCCAGCGCGCCGGGACGTTCCGAATCGGTGTTAAAGAGGCTGCCGGTGAGCAGATCGCGCGAGCGGTTCATGTCAGGCGGCTAATTCCGAATTGACGTTGCCGGCAGGAGCGGAAGGACTACAATTGACATTATTGAGACGCCGCCAGTTGCGCGGGTTGGCCAGTGCGCCAGGTGTGTAACGCGACGGCCAGATGACGGGAGGCGTAGTGCCCAGTGCCTCGGCGATGAGGCGCTCCATCTTCGGATAGGGCACCACCAGCGCGAGCCGCACGGCGGAGACGTGGTAGCCGTGCTTGCGCGCCAGCATCGAGAAGGACGAGCCACCCTTGCGTAGGGCGGCCTTGATGTCTTCTCTGTGCCAGTCCTGCTTCGTGCGGGATTTTTTAGCCATGTCAGTTAAACGCTTTACGATTGACGACGCAATTTGACTACCACGTAAGCTGCTTGTCAAGCACTGACAACGTTATTTTTACACTATATGCAAAAACAATTACTTAACTTTAGGCTGCAGTTGTCATCATGAGTGACAACTTAAATTACTACTCAGTTGCGGAGCTTCTTGGGATGAAATTGCCCGGTTATCCGACTACTAGGCAGGGCTGGGATACGCTCGTAAAACGCGACAACTGGCCATCGCGCGAAGCGAAAGGGCTTGGTGGCCCTGGTGGTATTCGCCGGGAATACCGCCCACCGCCCGAAGTGATGCGATTGATTGAATCGCACCGGGGTGGTGAAGCGCCACCAAATGGGGGGGCGCCAACTCAAGGAAAGGCAGAGATTCCGCCGCGGCTGGTGGCTAATCTCGCCGCCTCCAGCAGGCTGGCGGATTTCGTCGACAGGCGTGGGCTCGATAGAGCCCGGGCGAACGCGCTATTGTCACTTCCACCGCTGCCGGCGGGGTCGGATCACGCCCGTGGTGTATCGGGGCGTATCGCCTCGATGGCGAGCGCAGATGACCGCCACGCGATCGCCGGCTGGATCGGCGGGGTTCCCGGAGAGGTCAATGAAGACCGGCTTGCTGCAGTCGATGCGTGGCTAGCCGGGAAACGCGAGATTCACCCTCTTGAAATAGCCTTTTGTGCATTGCTATTCCGGGTTAATCCGCGCTGGATTTTGACCGGAGAAGGAAGGCGGGAGAGCGTCGGCGACCCTTTGTCCGGCAGCGCGATATGGGAATTGAAGAAGGTATGGCCGGCGGAGGAAATAATCACCGACATTTTCGACGGAGAGTCCGTTGGAGTGGAAACTATCCCCGAAGTGCTGGCGAAATGCATGGTGGCGGCCCAGCATGTCCTGGGGGATGCGGCCGACGCCTCACAAAAAGCCGACCTAGCTATCCGCACGCAGGGCGCGCTCTTCAGACTTTATCCGTACCACGCCAAACTGCACGTTGGCATTTCTTCTGCGGACCTCGAACATCTGGCCAAGTTTATTTTATCCGCCCTGCGCGTAACCATTCCGCGTTAA